GCACGTTAGCTTCCTTTCAAAGCTTGACCGTGACAGCTACCTGCTTGACCCTGACCTGCTTGGCACTCCTGAGTCATACCTTGAAGGGGAAGCAGAGTACGTGCCCGCACCGCGTGCAGTGCGTGGTGTGTCGGTGCGTACACCTGGTGCCGGTCAAGGTGTGCGGACTGTGACCGTCTATCAAGTCAACGTGCGGTGCCCTGCATACCCTGGCTTTGACAGCTATCCCGGCTTCAGCGGTGGCTTTGAGTCTGGTTTGTCACCGGGGTTGACATTCAATCTGACGGACACACAAGACCTGCAGATTGACCCTGACGTGATTGACAGCAGCAGCGGCTTGTATCGGCGCTACTACTTCACTTGCACAGATGAAGGCATCGACGCACCGCGCAGGCTGCGTGACAGCAGCGGTGTTGACACCATTGCGCCCCCTGGGTTGCTCAGCCCGATAGCGGTTACAACGTCGCTTGCCACGCTGCAGAGTCAAGCGATGGACACCAGCACACCGCGATACCAGCGCACGCAGAGCGGTGCACACCGAGCGGTGCAGTTTTACCCGCATCCGAGCAGTGACACACGCATGACGGTGCGCAGGCTTGTGGTGCCGCAAGACATGGAAGAGCAGCAAGATACCCCTGCAGTGCCTTCAGCATACGCACGTATCATTGCGTATGAGGCCCTGACGCAGCTTGCAGTCAAGGCTGACCAGACTGCCGTTGCCGCAGCTTATGAGCGCAAGCGGCAGATGATGTATCGGGGAATGGAGCAGCGGTATCTTGGCAAGCCTTCACGCCGCATCATCAAGAACAGCAGCGGTGGCATCTATCCGACCATCTTTGGCCCGCTGACGTTCACATGAAAACAGAGACGTACATCATCAATGCGGCAGGCGGGCTTGAAGAGCAGCTGCCGCAGCAGCCTGCCAACGCTGAGCGGGTGGAGAACTGGCGCTTGGATCGGCGCAGTGGAGGATGGTCTTCAAGGCTTGGCTATGAACCCTTCAGGCCGGGCAATCAGGGCACGTGGGACCCGTTTGCCAGTGACGGGCCTGTGTATGGCCTGCACTGCGCGCAAGCCCTGGCAGGGGGCGCACGTCAGCACCTGCTGTATTGCGAGGGGGGCAACCTCTGCCTGCTGTATGAAGCGCGGGCTACCGGGGTAGCACCGCAGAAGGTGGTCATGCAGAGCGGACGCAGCGTGCCTGCACCGACAGAGCCCGGCCCGACCTTCTTAGATACCCCACACGGCACCGTGGTCTGCAATGGGTATGACCGGCCGGTGCTGGTCAAGCCGTGGCCGTTGTCAGGCAGCACCACTGAAGTCACAAGCACCATCAGCCAGTGCATCAGACCGCTCGGTTTTGAAGCCAACCCTGCACCGCCAACACCGCGCAGGGTGCAGCCCATGCCTGTGTCAGTGGCGAGCAGCACCGGCACAGGGGGCGGCGCTGTGACCCTGTGGTGCTTGGCTGACACTGAAGCGGTGGCTGACGGTGGCAGGTGGGGCATAGGCTTCAAAGAGAACACCGGCAACGCACCAGGTCAGCAGACCCTTGTCAGCTACGCCTGCAGCTTCATCACTGACACAGGCTCTGAAGGCCCGCGCAGCACGCTTGCGACTACAACGTGGGAGCTTGAGAACGGCGCCAATGGCTTCAGGTACGCAACCGCTCTGACGCTGCCCTATGGCCCTGCAGGGACCGTAGCGCGCAAGGTGTACCGCACTGCAAACTACAGCGATGACGCTGCGGTACCCGGTGACACCACGCTGTACTTTGTGGGGCTCGTTCGCAACAACGTCGATGACGTGTTCTTTGATGCGGTCAGCAGCGCAGCACTTGATGAACCTGCCCCACTGGTCAATGCCGGTCCCTTCCCTGCACCGCGTGCACGGTTTTCTGCCATGTTCCGGCAGTGTCTCTTCCTTGATGGTGGAGTAGATGACGCCTACACGCTCTATTACAGCGCACCGTCACGCATAGAGCAGTTTAGCGTGCTGCAGTCTTTGGAGCTGGGCAGTGAAGGCGGTGGCATCACTGCGCTGTATGGAGACTATACGCTGCTTGTGGTGTTCAGAGAGCGCGGCATTGATGTGGTGCAGGGTGACTACGTGGCAGGCTTCACTGTCAGCACCATTGACCGCACCGTTGAAGTCAAGGCACCGCACAGTGTGCAGCGTGTACCGGGCCTCGGTGTGCTCTTTCTTGCTTCTGACGGTGTGTACGCAGTCACAGGGGGCCTGCAAGGTGGTGCGGTGCTGGACATCGTGAAGCTGAGCGCAGGCTATGAAGACACGATTGCCCGCATCACGCCAGACTGTCAGGCGCGTGCCGTCAGCGTGTACAGCGCAGCACGGCGTGAGTATCAGCTGTATGTGCCCACTGACGGCAATGACCGGCCTGACCTTGCGCTGGTTCTCCACACTGACAAGCTGCAGCGCAGCCCTGATGTCAGTCCGTGGTCAACCCGCACCGGCTTTCCTGTCGGTGCCATCACAACCACGCAGGCCGGTGAAGTGGTCTTTGGTCACAACACCGGCAACGAGACTGGCAACAACACCAGCGAGCGCGGCTTGTTTGTCATCAGCGGCAGACGGTCAATGGGCGGCACGCTCAGCACTGATGTGGTGCCGGTGTTTCAACCAGGTGCTGCACCGGTCAGCACATACCGCAGTGCGTGGAATGACTTTGGTGATCCGCAGCTGCTGAAGCAGGTGCAGTACGTGACGGTGTGGGTCATGACCACAGGCAACCCACAAGTCACACTGCGCTGGTACAAAGACTTCAGCCTGACAGCCACCACAGAGCGCACATACGTCATGCAGCCCCCTGATGCGTCTGCCCTGGCTGTATATGACTCTGCTGTGCTTGATACCGCTGCGTATCGCAATGAGCGCATGGTACCGCTGCGCTATGCGGTGGCGGTGCAAAGCTGCGCGCACTTTGCCTTTGAAGTAGAGACTTCAGATGACATCGTGCTGATTGGCTTTGAATACGGGTACACCGTCAAGGGCACTGAAGTAGCCAGGGGGCGCAGGGCATGAAGCGATGGACACAGCGTGAAGCACTGACCGGTGTGACCGTCAGCCCTGACAGCGTCAATGAAGAGCTGCGTGCACAGCAGAGCAGCATTGCCACGCTTGACCGCACACAGATGCCTGCCGCACTCGTTGACGAGAACAACGCCACTGCAGGTGCCTTCATGCGTGTCTATGCTGCGCGCTTTGCTGGTGATGCAGGTGGAGAACAGAACGCAGCCAGGGACACCAGCACAGTCAGCAACGGGTGGCAGTGTGTCACCTATCAGAGCAGCCTCAGCGGTTGGCAGAACATCAGCAGCGCGCTGACCTTCAGTGACTACAAAGGGGGCACGCTGTACGGTGAATGGTCAGGCAACGCGATGGTGATGCCTGCCTTCTGTGCCACTGCAGGCAACATCTACCCCGGCAGCCCGAAATACCTCGGCTTGCGCATCCTTGTGAACGGTACGGTGTTCGCTGAGCGCAGGGGGCCTGCCTATCATGAGCACTTCAGAATCTTTGGCGTGCGCAGGTTCCCACAGGGCAGCTTGACTGTGGAGCTGCAGATGCAGCTGACCGATGCTGACCCCAATGATGTGCTGAATGTCTCTGGTGTGGGCAACACCAATGTGCCGCAAGCGCATCTGTACAGCAACCGGTACCTGTTTGTAGGAAGGTGGCGATGAGCAGGATCACACAGGCCCGCATCACTGACGGGCAGACAGCCACCGCAGCAGACCTGAACACCAGGTTCACAGACTTCAGCCAGAGCGCTGCGCTAAATGAATTCAACACCAGAGACGCAGCGCTCGACTTGCCACAGATGCAGGCTGATTGGTTTGCACGTGCCATCTATGAACAGACGCTTGGTGAGTTTGACCTGCTGCACACCAACTACAACACCGTTGCAGGCATCACTGCGGTGCCCTCTTCAGGGCACGTGGTGCAAGACTTCAGCGCGGTCAACAGCGTGCTGAACTTCGGCCTGACCGGGCTGACAGTGGCGGCTGATGAAGTGCTGCGGCTGTATTGGGATCTAAGCGTGCAGCCACGCTACACCGGCACACCCTGGACTGCTGCAAGCAGCTTCAGCAGCTACACCATGCCTGACCTGCCAAAGACCGGCACTGTGGTCATGGCAACAAGTGCGGCAGTGTGGGTCATCTATCCAGAATATGACATCACAAGCAACGCGCTCAGTAACTTTGTGCCGGTGGCTGGGCAGTCGGACTTCAACAGCAACTACACCGGCAGCAGACGCGGTGCAGCACTGTCTGACTGTGGTGCAGCCGCTGTGATCCCTGCCTGGCTGCAGGTAGCCACCGCAGCGCAGGACGGTGGCATATCCGCAGCAGGTCTGCAGAGTAAGGTGATGGGATGGC